CGCCTGGACGCGCTCAAAGCGTCCCGACGCGATCACGGCATCAATCCCAACGTCACACATGTTGTCGCAGCTTTCGACTCTGACGGCATTCTGCTCGACTGCGAGGCATGCAACGATTCCGGCGACAATGTCGGCATCGGAATCGACAGCGGCGATTCAATGGCGGCGTTGCTAGACGACGCACTTGAAAACCACGACGTCCGAGTCGTTCCCGGCGCGATCTCGCCGATTCTGGTAGCGTCATGAGAGTCACCTTAAAAAGAACGAAAATGGCGACTCGCATTCCGTCCGCGATGAAAAATCTACGACGGTTCGTCGACTACACCAGACCTGTCGGTGACGACATCCACAGTCCGATCATGATCTACAGCACCAGCGAGGACGGCGACCATTATTCGGAGGTGATCTGTGAGTTATGCAGCGCATCGCTCGATGCGGTGATGTTCGCGCACCCGTCGATTGATCGCGACGGACGAGCGTATTCAGAATCGTGGTGCGGGGCTAACGCCGCGCCGTACGTGATTAGGCGCAACAACTAGGGGGGAGGGGCAGGATGACGAAATATGACCCGATCACAGGAACTCGACTTCAGCGCCTGCTATTCGTTTCGCTGATTCCCGGCCCAGCAAAGCGCCGCCACGCGGCCAACGTACTGGGATTCTTGGTCATTCTTGGGCTTGGCGCTATCGCTATGTTCGTGTTGTGATGGAGAACAAAATGAGAAAACAGGACGGGCAGACATCTGGAATCGGATTCCCGCTAAGCAGACGGCTCACTCTTCTGGAGAGGGCCGTAGACAACGCGATAAAAGAAGATCCGTCGCTTTCGACCCTGTCGCCGCACATCGATTGCCACGGCAAAATCTGCTTTCCGACTGACGACGAACAGCAGAAGGCCGATTATCGAGAAATCGATGACGACGGCGTCGCGGAATCTCTCGGGGATGACCTGATGGCGACGCTAAATCGCCGCGCCGTCAGCAACAGGGCCATTCAGCGGCATATCGTTGAGCGGCTTCGGGACTGGCTGGAAGTCAGAACCTGTGCCGAGTCGAATGGGGAGCCGAATGGCTGACTTTAAGGTCACCAATCACTGCGACGAATGTGATGGCGAGGGAATTATCGAGCGCCGCACGTCAGTGGATTCCTTTCGCGCCAACCCATGCGAGTGGTGCGATGGGTACGGGGAAACCATCGACCAAGTCGAGTACGAAAGCGTAGACGAAGTGCGCGACGATTATCCTCGCGCAACATCGATACGACGCATTCCCAGCGCCAATGGCGCAGTGCTGGAAATGCCTGTTGAAAACAGCGCCCCAACGCGGAGGTAAAAAAGTGACGAATATTATCATAGCGGCCCCGAGAATTCGGGAGCTGCATCTGGGAATCACCGGCAAAAGTGGCTTGATTTGCCACAATTTCTCCGAGAAATCGCGTTTGCAAATGCAGGAGACCCAGGCCAAGGCGGCGAAGGGCCCAAAGATCGCCCGCGATCCAGAGGCCGAGTACGAGGGTGCGTTCTACAGGCTGGAAGGGGGCGGCTACGGATTCCCCTGCGCGGGGTTCAAAAAGTCCGCCATCCGGGCGGCCAAGATGCTCGACGGCGTGAACATGACGGACGCCAGACAGATGTTTTTTATCTCGGCTGACGACCGGGACACCACGGGCGTCGATTGTGTGCGGATTCACGGCACACCGGAGATGCGAACGGACACGGTTCGGCTTGCCAAGGGTGTGGCCGATCTACGCTATCGGCCAGAGTTTCGGGATTGGTCTTGTACGCTCAAAATCAGCTACGACGAAGACCTGATCAGCGGTTCTCAGATCGTGAATCTGTTCATGCGAGCGGGTTTGCAGGTCGGCGTTGGTGATTGGCGTCCCGAAAAGGATGGCGATTTCGGGCGCTTTCTTGTCGGTGAACAAGACGTTCTTGAGACCGGCCTGGAGACAGTCGAGAAAGAGAAAGCTGCTGCTTGATGGCAGCACGGGAAAGCAAGATTGCGGCGGCTCTGGGCGAGATTGCCCAGGGCCAACCGCTCACCCCCGATGCCGTGGTTGAAGTGGCCACGGACCCTGATCATGTATTGCACGATAGCTTTGAGTGGGACGACACAACCGCCGGTCACAGCTACCGCGTATGGCAAGCGCGGCGCTTGATTCGCGGCGTGAAAATTGTCACTCCCGAAGGCCAGAAGACCTCAAGATTCGTCTCGGTGAAGATCGGAGCGCAACGCCAATACGAAGACATCCGTGTGGTCGTACAAGACGCCGACATGTGGACGGCGGTGTTGACCGACATGGCCCAGCGGTTTGGTGAGTATGAGACCACGCTTAACGGCTTGGTTTCGATGGCTCAGACTGAAGAGCGCGGAGAAACCGCGCAAGAGCTACAGCAGCGGGTTACACGTTTGCGAAACCGGTTGGAAGAAGCGGCACAGCTACCGCTATGACCGTTTTGACAAGGTGGGGCGAGGTCGGGCTTGTCGAGGTCGGGCCAGGATGGCGTGGCGAGGCGAGGCAGTCGAGGGGGGCGTGGTATGGCAAGGCGCGACAGGGTTAGGCACGGCGAGGCAGGCGTGGCTTGGAATTGCGGGGCACGGTCCGGCAAGGCTCGGCGAGGCGAGGTGTGGCAAGGCAGTCGAGGAGGGGCGAGGCAAGGCGCGGCGCAGCGAGGCGCGGCGCGGCGAGGCGCGGCGCGGCAGTCAAGGCGTGGTAAGGCGAGGCTTGGCGTGGCTGGGCAAGGTCAGGCGAGGCGAGGTAATTTTTAAGGGGAAGTAGTGATGGAAATTATTAAAATGCTGGGCGGGACGCTGACGTTCCGCCCCGGCAACCACCGATACGAGTGGAACAACGAGAAAGTCGACCTCAGCGTGTCAGCCGTGGCGTCGAGTTATCCTCTGGCATTCGGCGCGGCTAGCGGCTGGGCCGCAAAAGTTATTCGCGAGGAGCTTCTGCGATCCAACGGCCCCGGCGATGACAGGTTGGCGTGGGCCAAAGACGTTTGCAAAGCGCCATATAGAGCCACCAAGTCCGCCGGACATGTCGGTACCGAGGTTCATCGCTATGTTGAAGATCTTGCCCACGGCCTGAATCCTGAGCTATCGAACGACGAGGACATTGCCAAATGTCAAACCGGCATCGGCGAATGGTTTGCCGCCAACATTGGCGAAGTGATGGATATAGAACGGCGACTCTATTCCCTGCGATGGCAGGTGGCCGGAACGTGCGACATGGTGGCCCGTTTAAACGATGGGAAAACGTACGTTTTGGACTGGAAAGGAGTCACCGATCTCAGCGCCAGCATCAAAGCGGGCCACATCGGCCAATTAACGGCCTACCGACATATGCTGGGCGAAACGGGCGAGCAGATTGACGGTTGCCTGCTGGTGCGGTTTTCCCGCGCTACCGGCGAGGTCGAGGCGACGCTGCTTCGCGATCACGATGCCAATGTCGCGGCGTTCGCGGCGGCGCTGCATCTGGCCCGCTATGCGGCTCAAACAGAAATCTTTGGCGCGGTTGTTTCTTAGCCTCTCAACCGTGCCGGTGCGGGGGTCCGGCCAAGCCCCCGCGCCACCTTTTTCCGGCCAATCAGGAGACAATTAAATAATGGCGGCAAACATCATCACGATGGACGTTGAGCGCATCGATCAGGGGCAGGGCAACGCCCCCGGTACGATCACCGGCATCGACGTTGACTCCGGGCAGCGAGTTTCCCTTAAGGGATGGGCGGACATTCTCGCTAAGTTCGAGACGGGGAAGACTTTTCAACTCGGTTGGTATTTGGGGAAAGAGTATCAGGGTCAGCAAGATATGCTTGTTTCTAAACACAGCGCAGTCACTGAAGTCCCGAGCGCCATTGCCTCGCTCGACAAATCAAACGGGTCTCAGAGCCCCTCAGACGACCTCCCACCGGCCTTCTACGAAAAGAAGGCACCTGTGCCCCCCGCGCCCCCTATACCCGCTCCAACGACGCCACAGGGCGTTATGACGGGCTCCCCCACGATCAAAGATCGCACGATTACTTGCTTGGCGGTGATGAAATCAGTCATTGAATCGGGCGGCACCGAGGCCGATTTCGACCGCTGGATGGCTAAGCTCGACGCCACGGTGTCCAGAAGATGATTCCGTTTTTCCATCTCACGATCCAGGGGACGCCCGTCGCGAAGGGGCGTCCCAGAGTGGCACAGAGCGGGCACGTTTACACGCCGGAGAAAACGCGCAACTACGAGCAGCGAATTAGAGAGATGACGGCCATTACGATGGCCGGTAGGTCGGCAACCAAGAGCGCGGTTATCGTTCATGTCGCGGCGATCTTTGAGCCCCCGCCAAGCGCCCCGCGCACCCGGAAAGCGGCGCTCTTGAAGAGCGGCACGCACGCGATCAAACCGGACCTCGACAATGTCGTGAAGGCCGCGATGGACGGGATCTGCTTTGAAAATGGTGCGATCCGCGACGACAAGCAAGTCATTGAGTTATGCGCGTTTAAGCAGTACGGCGAGAACGCTTGCTTGATGCTCGACGTTTTCGAGGCCGAGAGCGTCGTGGAGCGATTCTCGAATCGCTGGCGAGCCTGGGAAAGCGGCGATGTTGCGGTGAGTCCCATATGAGATACGGGGCGATTCTGGCAGATCCGCCGTGGGACTTTCGGGTCTGGTCCGACAAGGGAAAGGGGCGCTCACCCAGCTACCCAACAATGGTGTTCGAGAGTCTATTTTCGCTGCCGGTCGCGGAGAAAGCGGCCCCAGACGCCGCCCTGTTTCTTTGGACGGTCGATTCCCATCTCCAGACGGCGCTCACATTGATAGATGCCTGGGGATTTATCTACAAAACCATAGCGTTCATATGGGTCAAGCCCTCCATCGGCATGGGATACTGGTCACGCAAGGAAGCGGAAGTGTGCCTGCTGGCGACGCGGGGGAAGCCAAAGCGTTTACACGCTGACGTGCGGCAGGTGATCTCTGCGCCACGGCGGGAGCATTCGCGAAAGCCTGATCAGATTTATGCGAGCATCGAACGCCTTGTGGGCGGTCCATATCTGGAGATGTTTGCCCGCCAACGATGGCCGGGATGGGATCAATACGGCGATCAGGTCGATAAATTCGAGGTAGCGGAGTGAAGGACGAACAGATCAGCCGACTCGCCCCGAGCTACGATGGGTCGATAAAGGCGCGCTGTCCCCAGTGCAGTGCCAAGCGGAAGAAAAAAACTGATACGCCATTATCTGTAACTCGCAAAGGCACGGAAGTAGTGTGGTTCTGTCACCATTGTCAGTTCAAGGGGTTCTACGATGAGGCTAGACGCTCGTACGATTCAGTGGGCAGCGCGAAGAAAAATCAGCGCCGAAACCCTGCGCGCGATGAACGCTGGCGGCGATCTCATACTGTTTGGTGATCGCAAACTCCCGGCCATAACTTTCAACTATCTTGATGCTTCAGGCGAAACCGTCAACTGGAAGGCGCGGCCGCTTACCCAAAAAGACTACCGCCAGAAACCCGGTGGAACTCAGCAATTCTTCAATCAAGCAGCGGTGCTTAATGGGCCTTTGGAAGAGGTCTATGTCACTGAAGGCGAAATGGACGCGCTTGCGCTGGTCGAGGCGGGAGTCCCCGCCCATTCCGTTCTCAGCGTGGTTGGCGGCGCACCGGCCAAGGCTACAGAAGACGCTCCCAGCGCCAAGCGTTACGAATATATCGGGGCGGCCTTGGCGGCTGGGCTGGACCGCTGCCCAAGGTTCATCTTGGTAACCGATAGCGATAGTCCAGGGCGGCATTTGCGCGCCGATTTAGCCTCCATCCTGGGGGCTGTTAAATGCCACTGGGTGGATTTCCCCGACACGATCAAAGACGCCAACGACTTGCTGGTGGCGTGGGACGCAGAAAGACTCCATGCCTATTTACGCGCAGAGGTTCAGGAGTTTCCAATCCAGGGCGTCTACCGCCTTTCCCAGATTCCCGAGCCACCGGCCCTGGTTCTTTGGCGACCGGGATGGGCAGAATTCGAAAGCCGAATACATCTATCGCCAACCTGTCTCAGTGTATTATCGGGCTGGCCCGGTCACGGGAAAAGCCATCTCAGCCAGCAGCTATGGGCTCAGATCGTCCGGCAGTACGACATAAAAGTCGCGCTGATGAGCATGGAGACTCGCGAAAAACCGTTCGTCAGAAGAAACCTCAGAAGCGCCTATCACGGCAAACTAGAAACGGCGATGACCGATTCGGAGAAGGATCAGGCAGATGCCTGGATCGAGGATCATTTCCTGTTTTTGCACCATGAGAGGAACTCCCCCGAATGGGGATGGATCATGGAAACAGTCAACGACTGCCATGCTCGCTTTGGCGTCTCGGCTGTCAGCATAGATCCATTCAACATGATCATTCCAACCTTTGACCGGCGACGCCAGACCGAGACGGAATGGATTGGCAGATGTCTGGACGACTGCACCTATCTATCGAAAGCGTGTAATTTGCACCTTCAAATCATCGCCCACCCGGCCAAGCCAATCGGGGCCGGGGTTAGAGATCCGATCACATATTCAAGCATCGCGGGCTCGCAGCACTGGGCCAATAAGAGCGATCAGATTCTGTCCATCCATCGCAACACTTTTCAGGACGATGACGGAACCAGAAACACCGAGGCTCGCCTGATCGTTCACAAATCCCGCTACGAAGAGCTTGGCTATCCCTGTGAAATCGCCATGAAGCTCGCTTTGGATACTGGCTGCTTCCGCTGCACGGAATACGATACGGGCGGTTGGCGGGGGCGCGTTTAGTGGCCCAGAAAATGGAGATTCTTCAGGGCGCTGCCGAAGCGGTCCAGAACCGCCACGGTAGACACGGGGACTATCGGGCCTGCCATCGGCGCATCGCTGATCTCTGGAGCGCCTATCTTGGAAAGCCGGTCACGTCTACCGATGTGGCCCGCATGATGATCTTGCTGAAGGTCGCTCGCTCCCAAGTGGGAGATGAGTCAGATCCCGATCACGCGACCGATATCGCCGGGTACGCGGATCTTCTACAGAAGTTGGCAAGCTAACCAACCATTAGCTTACTAACCATTAGAGGCCAAAATCAAAAAAAGCGATTTCTTTGCTTTTTTGAAAAAAAGATTCTTTGCAATTTCAAAGAGTTATTTTTGGGATCGCCCCGAAACCTATGGAATCCGGGGGGTTCAGCCGATTCCGAGAATCGGGGATGATATACTCTTAGTGTTAATTGCTCTTTGACATTGTGAATCAGGTTAGCGCTCTCGCGCACAAAGGAGTGTGCGATGAAACTAAAACTAAGAGCCATCAAAGATGGTGCCGACAAGAATACATTTTGCGGCCCATCCGTAGTCTCGGCCCTTGCCGGTATAACGACAGGTGAGGCCGCAAGGCTCATCCGAAAGAACACGGGTCGCCGGAGGATTACCGGAACCCACTGGAGTGAAATTTTGGATGCCTTGCGCTCGTGCAATATCAAAGCTACGCCGTATAGCGCTTGTGATGACGACGGACATCGTGTGTCGTTAAGCAGGCGCGCAGGGCCAACTTTGGCACGATGGCTGAGGCTGTCAAAAAAGGACAGAACCTCGGATCGTGTGTTTCTTGTAAGCGCCGGATACCACTGGCAACTAATCAGTGGACGACGTTACACATGCGGACGGATACGAGAGATTGTATCTATCAAGGACAAGCGTGTGAAGCGCAGGGCGCGGGTTGTTGGGGTTTGGGAATTAACTTCTGATAACGTAAGAAAACCAGAGGTTGATATATCGAAGCCGAAAGACCCATACGCCAGTTCTCGTGCAGAAGCGCACAGGTTTGCGAAAAGATTGGGTTGCAGTATTGAGGTAGAGCGCCTCGACGGCTACAGAACCATCTGGATAGACGGACCCGACAGCCTGCCGCCTCAAGAGGACTTTGAGGGCAGTTATGCAAGCTATGATTGGGACGAAGCGCTCTGGCGTCTCAGGGAGTACGAATATTTGTTGAAGGAAAGAGAAAAGGCCGCTGGGGAAACAGCGACCTCTTCATAGCTAAAACTTAACCATGCGAGAGGCTAGCCTGATCCGAACCCAAAAGGAAGCCCGCCCTTGTCGGGGCGGGCCTAAGTTCGTCATAGGGAGGTACTACACGGGGATATCTTATCACTGTTCCCGGCGGACTCCAGACTTATCAATCCGCAACCGTTCCCGGCGGTTTGTTTCACGTGAAACATAGGAAACGTGGACCCAACCGCTGGCGGGCTCGCCGCTGTAGAACTCCAAGATTAGCTGATCGAATTCCACGCTCTGCCCGATCCAGTGATAAAGATCGAGATTGTCTACGCCAGGGATCTCGATATCAGCAGCTTGACCCTTGGTGTGCTGACTGGTGTTTTTGCCGCCGATTGCTTTGTTGACTTCCGGGGCGCGGAAGGCGCTGCTGACGATAACGGGGCGGTTCCAGTATTTGCGGATTGGCTCCAAGACGTACTCGCACAGATCAACCATAGCCTCAAGCTGATCGCCATCTGGATTGTTATCGAGACCTTTCCGCAACGCGGTCTGGCTTTTAATCATCTCGTCGAGGGAGAAGTGGGGCGATAGTTTCATTTCTTGATCGCCGCTCGCGCTTTACCCATCGCACGATTGCCAAACCAGAACGACATGATGGCGGCAAATAATGCCTGGGTTTCTCCGTCCCAAGAAACTTCCAGGGCTGTCGTCCAATCGACGCCTTGCATAAATATCAGCGAGTAAACCATGCCTGCCTTGACGGCCAGGAACGCCAGCATGAACAAATAAGTGATGACGGGCCGGACGCTGGCTTGAAGGCCCACCACCCAGCCGCCCTTTGCAGCAAGTGCAGTGTCGTGGGCGTATAGCCCTTTGGTTTCGGCTATGTCGGCTTCGGCGTCTAATTCTTGGAGCTTGAGGGTGGATAGCTGGGCGGCGTACTGGGCCTTTGCCTCCAGCATCTTGAGTTCTTGTTTATTCGCTTGGCCTTGTTTGAAAAAGCCAAGAATCTCGGGAACGATACTCGTTCCAAATCCCAGCAGACTGCCAAGCAGGGTGAGGATTTACTTGCCCTTTTTGCGCGACACCAAAGCATCTGCGCCGAAGAATCCCATAATCACGCCCGCAAGCGAGATATAGATCATCTCTGCCGCTGGCACTTGCGCGGCCCGTTCCGGCCAGACGAAGCTGGCTGCGATAGTCACCAGAATCGCAAGCATGGCGATGTATGCCAAGCGACGGCGGTTTTGTTGCCACGCCAGTTTATCGGGTACGCCAATGTCATCGGGCATCACTTCAGCTTTCGCAGCGTCTTGGCCAGATTCGCCCGCCGCTTAGTGGTCGAACTGAATTTAGATCCAGGCTTTGTCACCAAGCTCGCGAACTGATTAGTCGTCAGATTCTTGCCCTTATGAGTTTGATTGTAACGGTCGCGCTGGCGTGTAAACGCTCCCGGCTTCTTGATCGCCCCCTTTATCCAGTTCTTGTTTGCCATCAGAACGATCCTAGAGATGAGAACATGGAGCCGTTGCCGGTGACTCCGTTGGATTCTCCGAACGCTGCCGCGGCCTCGTTGATGTTGGTGTGGTCACCACCAGCACCGTCCCACAGCACCTCGTCCCATGCCGCAACCCCCCACGTCGCACCAAGGGCGGCATTGAAATAGTTCATCAGGCGTTCGTTGATCGTGCCGGTGGTAAACCCGTTATCCGCCGCCATCGCCAACCAGTCGCCATTGACGTCTAGCGCGGTCCCGGTGGCCGTGCGGCACGTTGCTTGGCGCGCCTCTTGGTTGGTGGTCACGGTGTAAACGTCCCCATCGAACTAAAATTGTCTGCGCTCTGGTTTGCTGCCAGCGCTTGCTTGGCGTCGTTGATGTTGGTGTAGGACGTGGACAGCAGGGTGTTGATATAACTCAACATCCGTTCGTTGTACTCGCCTGCCGGGGCGGATCTTTCCGTGAACAGCGCCAGCCAGTCCTCATCGTGCGTCCCCGTGGTCGAGGTAACCGCCCGAATTGATATCTGCCGTAACTCCTGAGTAGTGGCCATAGGACTACGCCTTGCGGAGCTTCATCCCGAAGGTGCCGGGCTTGTCCGCGCCACGCTTGACGCTGCGGCCCTTCGAGCGGAACCCTAGCTCGTTACCAGCGCGGATATCCAATCCTCCAGGCCAGTTCTCGGCTTTCTGGATGCCCTTGTAGGCCCCCATTTGTCCTTTGGTCATCGGACCGGGGAATCCCTTACGTGCCTTCATCGTCGTCCTCCTTTTCGGACAGAATGATGTTCATCGAAAAACTACGCCGTTCGCCAGCCGATTTAAACGGGTAAACCGTATGGTACATATCGGCGGGGAATATAAAAAAGTCACTGGGTTTCGGCCTGACCATAAAACTGGCACGATTCAGGAACGTGGGACTGCCGTGCATGAACTCGACATGGCCGTATGCCGGATAATGATCTTGATCGTCTTCGTTCCATTCCTCTTCAATGCCGTCCGGCATCTTCAGGTAACCGATGCAGGATAATTCGGCGTTAGTGTGGAGATGGATCGGATTGAAGTCCCCCGGCCCCTGACGCACGTACCACGCGCTGTGGATGGTCACTTGCGGCCTGACATCGTCTGCTATCGGACGGCAGTAGCGCGACGCATAGTTCGACACATATCGTAGCGCCGCGTTGGTGAAGAACTTTTTGTGCGGTTCCAGCACCTCAGTGGGAATCAGGCGTTCTTCATCGACCTTGCCGACCAAACGACTTGACCAATCTTGGCCATCCGTTCCGCCGTCGATATCGTCATTGAACGCCTTGACGACTTCGTCCGGCATGGTCGCATGACCTACCGCTGGCCCGAATGGACGCAGACATACGAGGTCATCGGAAGATTCGATGATCGGCGTCTCGTGGTAAACCAGATGCTCCAGATTAATCACTATTCGTCCCCATTAATGTCGCCAACATCGCGCAGCACTTGCATTGCTTCGTCGTACTTTTCTTTTCGAGTCTGATCATATGCAACTCGTGCGATTCCTATCTTAACCGCTATCGCGTCCTGAAATCTGTAGATATTGCGCTCTAACACCCGGATTCTATCAACCTGCTGGATTTGAATTATCTGTAGTTTTTTAAGACTTGTCTGAAGATCTCGATCATGCGTCTCCATGTCCGATCTTAAATCTTTCAGGATATACTGAAGCAGCCGCCAAAGCAGAAACCCCATCGCAGCGGCGGTCGCGGCTGGAATCCCAACTGCCTCGACTAGCTTGGTGAGTTGGGTAACTGTCATCACAGATCATCGGAACATCAATGCCACTAGAAGTGCAATCGTGAATGTGGCGGAAGATATCAAGATTCTCTCCAGTCGGGCCAGCCGCGCATTCTGGGCCTTGCCCTCCATCGAACACGAGGCGGTATGCTTGGTTACGATCAACAGAAGATCGTCAATTCGCAGATGCGCCGACTTAGAATCGCGCCTGGAAGAATCATCGGTCATGCGTTTGAGGCGCTATCGGAACTGTCTGCGCTAACATCTCGCTGTCATTTCCAAAGGCCACGATGCAAGAAATCGCCCCTGGATTTGTCGATATCACCGTCCATTTATTTGTCGTTGGATGCACAAGCAGCATCACTAAGTTGGCCATGGATACCCCCCGCCACCGTAACTTCTCTCCCTGGCTATTCAGAGCCGTGATTAAATACTGGGACGGCATACATTGCATCGCGGCAGTTGCGGGATGCACCGCTAACAAGCAAAAGATGGCGGCAAAACAGCACCACTTTATCAAGGTTTGCTTGGCCAATTGAGGGCTAGCTGGCCTGAGAAGCTTCGTAAGCCGCAACGACTTCTGCCGTCCATGCTGCGCCTGCAATCGCCTGAACGACGGCTGACTCGCCGGAAACATCGTCGCCCGGACTCAAGACGCGCCGATGCCAATTTCCGCGACTTTCAATTTGATCATTCGCGTCGTCAACAATCTGATCGTCTTCGCGAATTTGAATGCAAGAGAACTCGCCGACGACCTCGATTTTGTCGGCCACTCTTCGTTTCACCAACGCCATAGATCTAACCCTTTCTCTAAACGTAGTATGTGCCGTTAATTGAAAATGATTTTCCTGCTCCGCCGTCGTTCAGGCTTGTCTGGGTTAAGTACCCCAGAGTGGCGCTGGTAGTTGCCGGAGCGACATAAAAAAGAACAGCAGCCGACCCAGCGGAAGCAAACGCTAAAATACCAATGTCTCCATCAACACGGTCGCCGGTAGTCCACGTTATCGGACAATTGTGCGTTCCGTTCACCGTAAATGGCAATCCGCTTATAGCAACCTGACCAGTTCCAGATAAAGAATCGTCCATCGCGCAATACGTTGTGATTACTACTTGGTTTCCAATTTTTGTGTATTTTCCAGTCGGGGTTCCGGCAGTGTTGTCGGTTCCAGACTCACCTCCCAAACGAATTACTGGTGTCCAAGTTCCTTCTTCGTAGTCGTCCAGTAAATTCGCCGCTGTGGCAGCGGTTACGCCCAGATAGACGCCCTTGCTTGCGGTTCCAAATAGGATATTTCCTGCTGAAATTTCAACGTCTGTAGCTCCAGTAGCAACATTAACTACTGTAGTATCAGCGTCATTTTTGATAGTGATGTCGTCAGTCGATCCTTGACCAGTTAGGATCAGTCCTTCCCCAGCCGTATACCCGATTGCTGCATTGTCGCCAGCCGAAGTATCCCCATCGGCATTTATCGTGCTTCCAGTAATATCCCCAGAGACATCCGCATTAGTTCCGTCGAATGTGAAATTGGCGCTGCCAGCCAAAGAACCGGAAGAATTATACTGAACTTGGGTGTTGCTACCGCCCGGTCCCCCAGCCTCTGACGCTAGCTGTGATGTAACCTGAAAGCTGGTGCCGTCGTATACGGCGGTGATGATTTGGGCGGCTTCGATATCACCCGAAGCAATGTCCTGATCGTTTTTCTTCTTCAGCGCCTTGGTGCCAAGCGTGTTGACGTTCAGCGTTGACGCCGTAGTTGAAGCATTCGCCGCCTTGAACGTAATCGCCTGACCGGCGGCGTAAGCCGTTATGGCCGGACTCAAGGCTATGACGTAGGCATTGGCCGTACCGGTATCCGTCGCCTGGAAAGCTGGAGCATTGCTCTGGAGCTGATTAACCGTGGCCGCATCGGTCTTGGCCGTGCCGTCCGCGACCAGCGTTATGCGGTTGCTGCCAATATCGAGATTGCCGGTCGCGGCGTTAGAGCCGCTCTTCTCCAGCGTGGCGTTGATGCCATCGGCCAGATCCTGATCGTGGGTATCGTGGCGCGTTGCGAGGATCTTTGTCCCAGCGTCGCGGTCCTGCACCCACAGGGTTGATCCCGTGTGAACGCCGTTGGTCCGTGTGAAACTTCCGCCACTCCAGGGCATGATAGGGTCCTTTACCTTCTAAGTTAGAACGCGTTCTTGATTTCTTTATACGCCCCTGACAAGGCGCCCCCCAATGTTGGGAGAACGGGTCTTCTGGGCTGTCGCAACATTTGGTACTGCCCCGGCTGGACAGGAACTTGCACCCTTTCCTCTCCCAAGGTTCTTGTTTTCTGTGCCAATGCTTGAGTAACGTAATCTCTGACTCTCATCGCATTAGGATCATTAGGAATCGCAGATAGCGCCTTTAGGATGCTCAGCATTTCTTTTTTATCTTTAGTAAGCAGCATCTCTACTACCTCTCTATCCCCAAGCCCTCCCGACAAAAAGCGCGCAACGCCCCTCCTGACAGCCCCCGCTAAAACAAACATATTGGACACGGGCGCTTGGGAAGCCCCGATAATTGCGAGGTTTTTCATCGCCTCTACACTCGCGTCGGCATTGCTTAACTGGCCCGCGCCCCCACCAAGCGTTTCTTTCTGAGTTTTGGCAAAAGTAAGCTCTCTGGCTAAATCGCCCCTAAGCTGCTGCCCTTCCTTTTTTGGAAGCAAAGCCAAAATTTGATTCAAGGCCCTTGTTTTCTCCGCTATCCGGGGCGTTGCCTGTCCTGTTTCCGATACGCTTTCCACCAGCCTTCGCAAAACTCGCGCCGCGCCAGCCCGGAAAAGTTTCCTTTCGCCTTCGGACATGTCGGCAAGCTGCGATTTGATAACGTCAGCGTCTTCCTCTCTATAATTCTCCCCTAGTTCGTAGGCATCCTCTAAATCAAACCGACTCTTTGCCGTTTCCCTGGCCACTTTGTATGACTTATTGGGGCTTTCATCTAAATCATCCAGAGCGTCTCTCAATTTCCTTTCGATATTACCCACTATGCGAACTGTGTCTGTGTCGCCAGCTTTCTTTGCTATTGATACACGGGCGCCCAGCTTTCTTTTTACCCTATCCAAAAACTCCAAAGAAAACCCCCGCGCTTGAGACGATACTCTTTTCAGCACTCCTCCCTGATATTCTGCGTTTTGCAAAATCCTCTTTCTTTCTAAATCCGCTTCTTCAACAGAGTATTGGCTATAGAAATATTCATCTCTAAAACTATCTAGGGCTTCTTTGAACGCCGCTTCCCCTGATCTGCTTCCTAGAACCTGTGCAATATCTGCGTTCATTAAATTCGTATTGTAGTCCGGCGCTTGCGTAAAATCACGCTCGCTCGCTGCTTCAAGTTGAGCCTCAGTCGCGGGAACGGAGCCATCCATGTCGTCAATACCAGATCGCTCGTACTTGACCCCAAAGGCTTCATCGTAATAAGGCTTTGCGGCTTCGGACAGTGCTTTCGCTAGCGATTCGCTGTTTCCAGTAAGATCACTTACATTTTTATTTATTATCCCCACAAGTCGTTCTGTTTCAGAAAGGCCCCTGTCCCTTATAACTTTCTTTAGTAAATCACGATTGGCCCCGGCCTGCTTAGTTATGCTTCTTAGCAAAGCACGCGGGCCATCCGGGAAAGCGTCAACTAGAGCGGCATTCGGGCCTAGCTCCATAAATTTCTTAGCTACTTCCCGATACCCCGGCGACAATTCCCGCAACCCTCGCGGCATTGCCGCAAGCTCTTGCTCGGTAGCCGTCTCAGCCTGTGGGGCTAGATCATGGCGGTTAAAAGCAAGGTTAATCAAATTCCGCGCGCCCCATTTGGGCTGCACCCGCCCTCTTAATGCCGATAGCAACGAAACTGCGGCAAATATTGGGTATAGAACCCCAGCAGTCAACGCCCCCCGTTCGGCCCCTACTAGAAATTCTGATGGCCCCTTGCCCGGCTCCGCTTCCGCTGCCGCAATTGCACCAACCGTAGCGCCGGTTCCTATAATGTTTCTAAGGTATAGCGGAAGCGCCCCCACAACGCCGCCCAACTTGGGGATTTTACGTATCCCTGCGCCAACTACTTTAGCAGCCTTTGCTGGCCCCACAGACCCTATTAGCTGCATCGCCGTCGCAGTTTTCGGGTTAGCCTGTCTCCACAGTTCCTTGTCACTTCTCGTCTCAGCGATTAACTGCTTTAAGGAGGGGTCGGTCCCTCCCGGCACAGCCTTTGCCGCGATATAATCAAGAGTTCCTAAAACTTCAGGACCAACCCCGCCTATCAGGTCGTTTATAAGCTCCTCAACTGTTCCCCAGTTACTAGCGTAAGGGCCGTCCTCCCCCTGCTTGAATACTCGTATTTTTTTCTCTTCGTCGTAATACTGCCCAAATTGCCCCGGTTTTAAAGCCGCATCTTTCTCCTCTGAATCAATCAGGGGAATTCCTGGAATTACTTGAATCGGTTGGTTTGCCATTATTACGGACTTCTTCGTATAGATTTAGGTTTATACGGGACAGTTTGAATAACCGGTGCACCTCCTGATCCTGCCCCCTGTTTATGCAGGTTTATAAGTTTATTAAGCGCTTCTTCCTCATCATCTTTAAGTAACGGGGTTGATTCAACGAACTTTACGATGGCGTCGTGGCCCCCCACCTTGCCCGGGTTCATTTGAATGAAGTCCATTCTAATTCTGCCAATGGCGTTTAGGCGTCGATCTCTAGCGATTTCCATTATTAAAAGGGCTTCGTTCGCACCTTCCGTCTTGGAAAGAGCAATAACACTTTGTATTAAGAAATCTAAATCTTTGTCACTAGTATTTCCTGTTAGCCCAAGACCAGATGCTGGGTTTCGCATTTCTAATGCACGCCTGTTGGCTACTGCTTCAAAAACCTGTGCTGCGTTAAGGCCTTGAACAGGAATATTGAAATCTGCCGCAAATCCCTTCAGCCGAGTCAAAAGAGGCTGCAAGCTACCTGTATCTAAATTCCCACTTCTCAACAATTGCAAAAGCTGCTCATTCTCCGCAATCCTCATTCCATACTGGACTGATGAATTGGACAATTCGTCGTATTTATCCCTTTCAAATTTTCCATGTACCGCTGGTGCGAACTCTTCAATATTAACTCTGGTGTATCTTTTCTGGCCTTCTTTTGAATAAAGTTCGGCATTGCTAACAGGAACAACGATGCCGCCTTGGTTTTTGTCCTTAGCCCATTGCCCCGTATACTGTCCGCGAACATCTATAAGGCTTTTGTCTATGCCAAATTTTCTTTCTTCCTCAGCAATTTTAGCAGTCAAGTCAAGACTGCGCTCCGCCCTTGAAACGGCGTTAATTTCAGAAAGCCAATATTCCTTATCTTCATCAGTCTCGGCCTTGGCTAGCATTCGAGTTGCATAATTAAGCCGCTTCTTCTCAGAGCGCTCTTCGCCAATTAGCCGGGACTCTTCTTGCTGAAGGGCGAATAGTCCAGGCGTGGTTCCCGCTGCTTTGAGAACCTCTGGATCTAACGGAGCTAGCACAGGAATCTGCTGCCCGTCGTCAGATATACGATAGGGCCGGCCCATTCTTGTCCCATATTGGGACTCTCCTGTTCTGCCCCTTCTCGCACTAAGGGCCCTGCTAAGAACCTGTGACTGTGCCGCCCGTTGTTTCTCTTGAATACCAGCAGCGTCTTGTCCGGCCCATCGCGCGCCCAGTGCAGCAGCCAGCCTTTGAAGATTCCCTGCCCACGGACTCGCGCCATAAGGGTTGGCGGGCAACTGATAAGGCGTTAAAGCCTGTGCCATCAGAGCCTGACGCTGTGCTTGGGCCTGTTTGATGCGCGGGTCGGCAATGAAGGAAACCATGCTAACCCGTCCTTCCTAAGCGAGCTGCCAATAGGGTAGTTGGAATGCCAAGCGCCGCCGATTGCTGCTGCTGCTGGCCCACATATCGGGCAAGTGCGTCCCGCTGCTGCATACCCGTAATGGCACCGAGATCGACTGGCGCTGGCCCCCAAGTCGGCGCTATGGGCGACGGTCCGGCTGCGGCAACCTGTGTAAACGGGGTTGTGCCGGTCATCAGCGCGGATAGCTCGCTCAAGGGCTGCTGACGCAATCGTATCGCTTCAGCGATCTGCCGATCCCGAGCCTCTCTGTCCAAGGCAACCTGCCGCTCGCCTTCAGATATGCCCTGAGCACGACGCCGCTGGGCAATATCGTATTCACTGGTGATCTCGCCTAGCTGCTGACCGCGCCCGGCCAGAATGTTCGCCATGATGTTGCTTTGCAGCCTTTGGCCTTCAAACATCGACCGACTCGCGAGATCAGCCAGGGCATCATTTTTCTGCTGGTCGAACAGCCGCATTTCCTCGTTATAAGCGTCAGATCCTTCGGGAATGCCGGAATTGATAAGCTGCGTTCTCAATCCGCGCTGCGCTCGATCAAATTGCGGATTCAACCGGGCCATAGCCCTGTTGAAAAACTCATCGGCAGCATTGCTCGTATAAGTATTTAGATCGGCATATCCCGGCAGCGCATAAGTCGCTGCCTCGGTGGAATAGGCTGGCTGCGCGCCTACGGTAGAGTATTGAAACGAAGCCGGTTCCTCAGTCATCCCCTCGGTCGTGAATGGCGATGCCGGAACATCCCTCAGCCTCTGCTGGGCCAGTCCTTGCAGCCCCTCCTGAATACCCGCCTCACCGGCTCGTAGCCGCTCATATTCCGGCGCAAGACTGGTCGCTGCGAGATATCGATCCGGCTCAGTCTCCCGAAAGGTCGTGGTTTGATAAGGCGAAACCACATCAGGCCGCGCTAGCCTCGCACCGAGACGCGCCGCTTCTAGGTTGGCAGTATTTTGCTGCTGCCCGATAGCGCCGTAATCAACCGGCGGTGGCGGTTTGGGGGAGCTAAATAGATCCCTAATGAAGCCCATGACTTAGCTCCTTTCTCAGCAAAACAGCCGTCCTCTCGTAATTCGGAAGCACCCTTTCCCAACCCGGACGGCCTATGATCTCTACGCTAGAAAATCCCTTTTCACGGGCATACAAACAAATCGCTTTTTCCATGCCCAAGAGTTCGTCCAACTCGCCCCCTGCTAGGCCGACTCGCAGAGAACTGCCATACGAACAGGTCACCGCTATGGAACGCTCACCCTTGAACATCACAAACTCACCGCTCTCCAAACCGCTTTCAAGATCTTCACGGGTGATATCTTCGTAAGGCTCGGTCGAGGGGGCCAAGATGTCCCACATTTCATCGGATATGATCAAAACCCACCTACTCCTTGCTCAAATCGAACGTCTGTCGCCAGCCAACGCACCGACTGGGCTGATGTCTGGGTGCGAAGCCGCACGGCAGCATTCCATCCAATCTCGGATACGCTGAGCCATTCGAGTTTAGTATTTATTGGCGCGGCCCACGCCGCCGTATCCCATGCAGCGACATCCCAGGTTGCCGCATCTGATGTCCCGGTCGACGGCGTCAGCGTCGAAGTGCCGTCAGCATAGTCAACGTCAAATCCGATGCTCACAGTAAGCGCCGCATCAGACGCCATCACAGGACGAATCGCGGTATAGCGGTTCGGCCCGGTACGACCTCCGAAATAAATAAACGCCGTCTTGGCCGATGCCGCAATCGCAGTTCCGCCATCGTCTGGGCCTGAATCGGCCTTGTGAACCTTGGTATTGCCGCCGAAATAAAGATCACTGTTAAGTACGGCCCAGGTATAGGCATTCTGATCGGTAAATCTCGCCCAGGATCCCGTTTCGAGATTCACAACGTATTGATTGAAATTGCCGCCAGTGCTGGCCGGGACATTGAAAAGACCGTATCCACCGCGCGGATATAACTCGCCCTCCCAACCAAAAGTGGCAGCAAAGCTCACCACTGCTTCATTATATGTGGCGCTGATTTTGTCGGTGATCGCGAGGTTTGGCGCAGCCTCTCCGGTGCCCAGCACCTGAGTCATCGGCAACACGCCGTTCTCGGTGATCAGATAGCAATCGCTGCCAACATTCAGAATACAGCGCCGTCCAATCGGACGGCCCACGTTATAAACGCCAACCAGCGACCATTTGGTTGCGTCCGCTGGATCGGTCCCGGCGTACATCGCTATTTCGCCTTCATCGGTCCAGAACAGCGCGTTATCTTCCGGCCCTGCGCCGCCGTCCCGTGTCCACGTTCCGATAGCCTGTAGCTGACCACCACGACCAAAAACGCTGCCCAGATCGAACTCTGCAACGGTGCCCGCGACAGCGTTGACCGGCAGAAATCCAAACGTCAAAGAGTCGTTAAATACGAAAAATAGACGTTCTTTGAATAGCGTTACATTAACGATGTTCGCCGCCGTGACACCCGAGAGGGTCGGCGTGGCCCAAGCACTGCCGTTCCAATGGCGTGGGGCATCCTCGCCGTTGCAAATCCACAGGAACGCCCCGCCAGAGGTGGTGATATTGCTCCACTGGAACTGGGCATTGCTCAGACTGGTGATAACCGCCGAGCCAACCGCCCCGGCAGATGTCACGTCGTAAACCGCTGCGCCGGATGCTGCGAACATCGTATTCGCGGTGCCGGAATTATAAACCATCAGGCTTTGAACGGTGCTTGGTAGCCCGGTTACATGATCGTCGTAACCGTTGCGAACCTGAACATGAGAGCGAGCCGGGAAGAAATTATCGAGCCTGATCGCATCCGTTGGCGGCAATAAATCCACAGAATCACGCGTATTCAGCCCCCCGATTGGGGCTGGAATTGTGGCGTTAGCGCCAGTTATGCGAAGAGGCGATGTACCCATTACGCCAACATTCCCATTCTTCGAAGCCGCTCCTCTGCTGCGGCTGCATTGGCCTCTAGACGGGCCAATATTTCGGGCGATACCTCGCCTGCCACCTCTTTCCCGCCTTGCGGGACCTCGCCTGAACCAATCACACTTGGGAAACCCCCCGCATAAGGGACAGGTTCAGGCTGCGGTGGAACAAACGGGGGATCAAATCCACCCTCCGGCAATCCAGCCATCGAACGTGAGAGCGCGCCGGAATCCGCTACAACAGGATCACCGCTTCCTACGCCCCCCAAAACATCTCCTAATCTTTGTACCCCCGCTGTAAGTGCCCTACCTACCGGCGCGAAGCCCTGGCCTGCAAGATCCGCCGCCAGCCGACCCGGAGCGGCGAAAAAGTCGGCCACTTGACCAATTTCAGGGATTTCCTCCCTAATTCCACGCATTGCCCTAGCTCCCAAGGTTGGGTAGCCAGCAAGCATAGATGCGGCTCCTATAGCCGGATTCGCCATGCCGATCAGACTGCCCATTACCGACGGGAACCATCCCATGTGGTATCCCGCCGGAACCGATACGTCTGACGATGGATCGTTTATGGCATATCCACCGGACTCTGACTGTTGGTTAACATCATAGGATTGTTGTGCCGTAGCACCCTGACCGGACAACATCGCAGCCGGTGAATATTGGCCAGTACCGTAATCGCTAATCGGTCGAGAAAATAAAGCCTGATTCTCTTCGTCCGCTCGCGTTTCATAATCAGGATCAAGCGTCAGCGCTCTAGCATTCAATTCCTGTAGAGTAGAAAGGTTCCAGTCTTCTCTTAGATTATTGTTCCTGTATGCCTCCACAGCCTCTACCGCCGCCTCATGCTGACCGATTCGGTCGGCCAGCCCATACTGGGCCATTGTCTCGTGGAATCCCCCGGCCCAACCTGCTGGGGTTGGGGATGGGGCAGGCGGCGCAGCATAGCCAAGCCCGAACTCAGCAGTCGTAGCCACACCAGACGGACCAGACCATGCTTGTTCGCCCACATCTTCTATAAATGCAGGCAGTCCGTTCGCCATATACTGGCCGCCGCCCGGAGCAACGCCGCCGCCTTGCGAGCGCAGCATCGCAGCCTCTCTGGGGTTGATATAGGCGGCAAAATGGTCCCGTGGCGCTTTCCTGTTCAGCGCATTCGAGAGCAGTTCGCCGTAGAGATCTCGCGCCATTGGCTAGGCCGTCTTGGCACCGCCGGGAAGCGTCGCACTGCCTGAAGCGGCGTAGTTATCCGTCGCGGATGCCGCATTGAACGTGCCCGGATTGACCTTGGCCTTGTCCGCCGCTGCATGCCCCGGCCCAGTAATGGAAAACGGACTCCCTCCAGCAGAGGTCGTCGCTTTGGGGTTGGCTTTCATGCTGCTGTTCCCCTTTTTCGAATACGCCATACCACCAAAATTCGGCATCATTTCTCTCCTTCAGTTAAACGCCGCCATAACTTCCTTCTGGCTCGTTAAGCGCCAGAATTGCCCGACTCGGACCCCCCATTCGTACGATGGGACTGGCTCCGTCGTGACCGGAATATTCCGACACTCGATTCTGGTAATCAACGAACTGTTGGTCGTAAGGTAGGCCCTTGAGCTTGAGGAATCGCCAGACCACGCCCAAAATCACCAGTTCTTCTTCCAAAACTGTCGTTTGCGAGTCAGCGGTGAACTTATCGGCATTGGCCGTCGTCCCGCCCGATGTATCCACCCAATCCGTGGATACGTACTCGAATTTGACCGATTCTCCCGCCGTAGGAGTCGGGTGCATCAGTAAATTACCGCCCCGAATCCTGAAATAATTTGTAATACCTCCGCTCACGACCGCGAGTATCCGCTGCCACTCCGAATCGGTAATCGGGCCGAAATACCGCCGATTCGTGGTGCGATTCCACATCGTGTTATTGCTGAAACGTCCGAAATCCGTAGCGATGGTCGTCATTGCCCCCTGGCTCTCGGCGGCAATTGTCGTATGGCTACCTTCCTTGATCAGGACTTCCCAGCGATATTTCTGAACCTGGGCGCGGCCTTCTTGATTCGCCACTGCCTCAAGCTGGATTGTCGAAGTATCGGTCGAAGACGTAACCGCATCCGGCGCAGTAATGCCGATTAGCTTGGCGGCGTCCTGACAGATCGTAAGTAGGGTCATCCGACTGCCTGTACCGGCCTCATTCCTTCACGATCAGCAATATAATCTCGGGCCTTTTTACGAAGATCGATGGTCCCCGCGCCTAGCGAGCCAACCGAAGCATCCGATAGATCGGCAAGCTCCTCGACCGTGTTCACGTCCTGGTGAATCAAGACTTCTTGCTTGCGTGTCCCAACGCCCTTCAACTCAGTCAAGGGAGTGCCTTTCGGTCGCACCTTCCCGCTGCCGCCCTCTTTGTAGGCGGCATATTCGGCGGGGAAATTCTCCTTTAGATAGCCTTCTTTCTCAGAGACTTTGTACAAAACGGTATTCATATCTCCGACCCTGTGTATCTCAACCAGATCAGGAGATCCGTCCTCGCCCGCAAATATCTCAACGCGAATATTGCTCATAAGCAGTTGCGGGGGGCCACAAGACCCCCCGCTCCCTTTCTTAGATCACAAACGACTTGGGATACGAAGCAAGACCAGCAGCACTTCCTGCTGTTCCTCCTCGTGCCGTTGTCAGCTTGATCCCATCAACTCTCGTTTGAGAAGTTGCAGTATCATCCAGGCTTCCAGCAGTCGCGCTGGAATACAGGATCGCATCAGCGGCACAAGACGCCAGCACGTTGATCGTGCAAACGCCTCCCATCTGAACCCATCCATACTCCCCGCTCGAAATCGCTTCCGGGGCCGATGCGACAAGTTCGCCCGAATCAACAAGCGCTTTGGTAATCGGAACAGCAGAATATGCCTCAGTAACGGCGACTACGTCATACTGGGCGATAGCGCTGCCCGCTGTTACATAGAGCCACTCAGAAGCATCGTTTGCCACCATTCTCGTACCAATCGCCTGCGACGCGGTTGATTCCGTCCCGCCGTCGAAGTCAATGCCAACCGCGCTTTGGGTTGTATATGGCATTAAATCCTCCTCTAGGCTTGGATGACACCCTGCCGTGCGCGGTTGCTGACGGCCATATTACCGGCCCATGCAACTGGCATAACAAGAGCATCCTGATTGACAGAAGCCTTCTCACCAAGAGGCACAAATTCCCGTCCCTCGGCATATCTGAGGAACAGATAATCCGTGTTGAGGAAGTACATCTTAGTCGTCGGGCACTGATCGTCGTAGTACACCGGAGCATCCATGAACATCAGATTCATAAATCCTGCCGATGCCGACTCATCGCTGGTGAACCGCTGGTTTGTCTGAAGCGACGCCCAGTAGTATCCGAAATAAGTCGTGTCCCCAACGATCACATCTGGCCGATCCGCGCCGCGAATGCAGGCGAGCCACAAAGTATTCATGGCCGTCTGAATCGTGGTTGCGGAAGCGGTGACGGTTTCCGTCGAGAAGTCGTAAACCTGATTCGCCCAAAACGTGTAGGTGCCGCTGTTGATGCCGCCAACCGTGTTACCCACGGTGCCGGGAACCAGCAGTTGCAGCCCACCAATTTCCTTCGAATCAGTGCCGGTGCCGTCCGCATAGAGTGCGGTCGCCATCGTGTTCTTGAGCGATTTCTCAAGGTTCCGAATGCGACTTTTAAGCAGATTGAATATCTGCTCTGGGCCGGAATTCTCGACCTGCTCAAGACCGGAAATCACCACGTTCCCCGCCAACTGCTTGTAATTAAACTCGGCAGCGGTGAAGACGTTGCTGGTTGAAGTATCAAGCACCTCGTAACCCGAATACCACTTAGTAGTCGAGTTCGTAGCGTACTCAAGTTCCTGAACGATGGTACGACCTGTCGCGGGCATCTTGTTCCCGTTCTTGTCGATGTGACGCAGCAACGCATTGTTGTTCGTCACATTGTCCGCCATCGTCTTGGAGTAACCAGCAAGTGTCGTGGTCACAATCTCCGTATAGGTACTATTTGGAGAAGTAGCCATTTCTGTTTGCTCCCATCAAGGGGCAACAAAACTTATCCAGACACGGCTGATCCAATCGAATTGCGTAGAATGTTGTCGAGATCGGCCTGTTTCACAGTACCGCCCGGAGGCGATCCGCTGCCGTGTACGGGTTGCGACTTCTTGGCTTTTTCGACAGCCGCCTTACGTCTGCCATTTTCCTTTTCCGCCACATCCTTGCGTTCGTTAGCGATGATCTCTTTGTAAAGCTCGTCGTCTAATCGAAGCGCCATGCCATACGCAGCTTCCAGATCCGTGGTCTCTCCAGCATTTACCAATCGCCCCATTCGCTCACGCACTTTTTCAAAATGCGGGTGCTTGAGATTCCCCTTCGCATCCTTAGATGCGGCGAAAGCCTCAACCTGATCCACAAGTTGTTGTTGCTGAGCGTTGACTTGCGATTGCTGCATCGACTGAACGTGTGCTTGTGTCTGAGTCAGTTGCTGTTGCAGTTGCTGAATCTGTGGATCGGAAGTTGTTTCCTCATTCCAATCCACACCCGAATCACCAGACGAAAAATTAACTCCATAGTGCTGGGCGAGATGTTGAAGCGCAGCCTGCGGGTTCTGCCTAAGCGCATTGTCATAGCTCATCAGCCGCGAGATATACTCAGCCTCGCTGATGCCGTTGGCCTGCATTTGCGACTTATACGGTGCCAGAACTCCCTGCAATGTCTCCACTTCACGTCGCTGCTCTGCGAGTTCAGTCGTCTTGCGAGTGAACGCCGCATCCCGTTCATGCTCCCGTTTCAGCATAAATCCCTGCTGATCTTCGGGTAGATGCTCGAACGCTTCGCGGTGTTCAGCGGGCCATGTTTTTGGCGCAGAAAGGGCATCAGGCACGGGCTCCGCATCAGGAGTGGCCTCGACCTCTACGTCATCATATTGGCCCTCGGCGGATTCTTCCGATGAGTCCGGCTGGACTTCGATATCTTCCGCACTTGATTCTCCGGCGAGTGGTCGTGGTTCGCTAGGAGTTGATTCCGGTTCGCCGCCCGTGAATACTCCGCCAATTGCGCTTTCCAGAACTCCGTCAATCGTAATTGATGTATCTGACGCTGGCCCCGCCTCCGGGGTGCTGGTCTCAGTTTCTGCCATTCTTTATTCGATCCCAGTTGGATGGACGTTCGCTTCCCGCCCAATCATTACCGATTTGGCGAACATTATGCCGCCTTTCATGGTCGCGCAATGACGAACGACTACCGACCATCTTTCCATCAATGGGAGAGACGAACGGATCGATGTCCTTCATTACGACGAAAGCCTTCTCTGATTTAATTGAATTACCGCGAGGCAATGGCGCTGACTGCGTCCATTCAATCGCATCGTAATTCTGCCGATACTTATCTAAAGTCATCGGTTTTCCATCATTTTAAGTTCTGCGTCCAACATCGCCAGATCTTCCTTGGACTGAACGCGCTCTGACGAGGCACGGGATTCTTCTTGGATTTCCGCTGACTTGCTACGCTCCCGAGAAGTGATATCTGCCAGCTTGCCTTCCTGTTTCAACTTCTCACGTTCCAGTTCAGCGGCGATCTTCTGCTGCTGGATGCGTTCCTCGGGGGAAGGCTGCGGCGGTTGCTGCTGGGCTGCTTGTAGCTGCTGCATGATCTGCGCTTCAGTCTGTCCGATCACGTCCTCGAAGTTACGCCCGATCTTCCAGGCACCTGTGACAAATTTGAGTATCTCGAAAGCAATCGGCGTGATTTCCGGCGCGGCCTTGGTGGCTTCGATAGCCTGAACCAGAAACGAACCCATCGTATTGGCAAACTCTACCCGCGTTCGCTTCATCTCCTCTTCGTCAGCAAACACGGTACTGTCGGTCTCGATATCGATCTGGTAGCTGCGCAGCTTGTCGCTTCGCATGATCTCCAGCATCTCGTCGGTTACTTCCATCCCGGTGATGCGCTGAAGGATATCCGGCTCGTAATTCTCCGCGATCAATTCCGCCTTGATGCGAAAAAGCTCGCGGATGTATTTTTGGATGGCGTCCTGCCGCAAGCGCAGCCGCATCGATCCGTACTGCGCTTTGAGTTGCTGCGCGGTCGCTGATTCCGATGCCTTGGTGCCGCCGCCGCGAATGATGTCCGAGATGCCCGTAACTTCATAGATGATCTGAAGAACCTGGGCGCGTTGGGTATAAAGGCCCTGAAGCACGGCAGAAATCTGAGAAATATCCTCGGTCTGGAAGACGACCGATAACCCGCCTTTCTGAGCCAGCGATGCAAAATTATCCGACGGAACGAAATCGTTGTCCCCGGCGTTCGCCAGATGCGCCAGTTCAGGCACCGATGAATCGTAGACCCCGCGCCGCTTCAATCCTTCGATCAAATAGGCAATGCGGCTGGTTACGCGGTCCAGTTCATCGGCTTGATCTTGATAAAGGGTAAATTCTGGCACCGGAACGGAAGTGTTATTAGTCCGCACCGCAATCAAAGGCGTCGGCGTCGGGAAGAAATTGATCAACTGGTAGGGATCGTCGTCCTCAGCCAGCACTTCCTTGTAGCCGGTAGCGATAAACAACCGCTTGCGAGTTACCTTGTCCCAGATCTCCCAAACTTCGGCACGATTATAAATCTCATCGAAGTCCTCGCTATGTCCCGAATCTGGCATCCATGACAGCGGAATCTCATAAGCGTCCTTGAATCCGCGCCCAACCAGATCGTCGCGAGTATAAAGATGGCGGCGCGCTCGCCACGTCACATCTTCCGGGCGACGGCTCGGGCTTTCCCGATAATCTTGCCAATGCACGTATTCAAGACGGCATCGCTGGTCGCCAAGCCGCTCAATTTCTTCTTCTTCAACGATATCGACATCGTCGTCTTGGATCTCGATCTTGATCTTTTCTTTGACGATAATCGGCTCGTATACAACCCAGACCACACCGCGTCCGGGCAGTAGGTAGTCCTCCAGCGCTGCCATCAACGGGCGCGTTGAATCATAAATATCCAGATCGTAAGAAAGCGTGCGCTCAAGAAGAATCGCAACCTGACGCGCAGCCGGATTGGGATCTGGGAAGCGCCGCCGCACATCGGGCTGAGCCATACGGGCAAATAACGCGCCCTTCAATGTCTCGGTATTGGCCCATAATATGTTGAAGCGATTGCTGAGCGGTCCGATGACTCCGCTGTTGCTACGCTCGTCGCGGTAGCGTTCGACCACGCGCATGCCGCGCTCGCGCCAATCGCGCTCGAACTGGCCAGCCTGATCAAGCTCGTTCTGCCAGTAACGCGCTGGGCCGAGGAGTTTTTCCTGTTCGGCTCGTGTGTCGTCTTTGTCAGACATCGTTAATACTCGCTCCGCTTATCTTGCCACGCACCGAGATCCCGGCGCTATGCACGGTATCGGCGCTGCCAGAAACCAGCGGGTGCCACCATTCGAGATTCTCGCCCCGCGCCCGCTTGATATAGGCGCAAGTATCGGGAAGCCAGTCACAGTTGCGGATGAATTCCGGCGATAATGTGACACAGTTCGGGACACGCTGCTGGCGATCTGGATAATCAGTGCAGCGAATCGTCTCGTGATCGAGCAAACGGCAGGCCAGATCGGTATAAAATACCTCTTCGGTTTCATCGCTTCTGATCTTGATCAAACAGCACTTTCCGCATCCATCGCATAAATCCTCCCATTCCTGGGGGGATAGCTCTTCAAGCGTTTTTTCTTCCCAAAAACTCACGCCTGCCCAAATTGCTGCATCACTTGCTGGGCCGCTTGCGCGCCCATTCCAGTTCCCATTCCCGGTCCTGGCATCGGTCCGGGCATCGGTCCCGGCATTAGCGGCATTCCAGGCATGGGCATCCCAGGCATCCCAGCCATAGGCATTCCTGCGGGCATTGGTTGCGGCAATGCCATCCCAGGGGTCGGAATTGCAGGAATGCCCATGCCGAGATCTTCGGGCGGAGCGACCGGCATCATCATCGGTGCCGGACCCGGCAGCGGTATGGGTATTTCTTCGACGGTTTCGGGCAGTTCTTTTTCCACGCCACTGTAGTCCCCAGGTGTCTCGGTGGTTTTCACCGTTACCTTGGCCATCAACACGCCGCCCATCTCGGCCGCGTCTTCCGGGGCAAAATCAAAACCATCGTCCATGCCGTAATCAATCGCCATCAGATGCGCGGCTCCGTGTGATTTCGCTCATCAAAATCATGTATTTCCCACAGGTCGTCAAGACATGGTTTTTTCAGCATTTCTTCTTGCCAGTCCGTTTCGGGTTCTTTGGGCTTCAAATTACGGTAGGCAATCGCCAGATATCGGAAAGAATCAGAGGCATGAGAAGCCCAGTTATGTAGCGGCGTCTTGCGAAATACGCGCTTAACATCGTCCCATTCGCGCTGATAAGAGCGCAGCGCGTTCAAGCCCTGCTCGCAATTTAGCTCATCGAAATAACAATGCTGCAATAGCAACCGGGCGGCGTTAATCCCGTCCGCGATCTTATGCGAGGGCACGATCTTGGGCTTGCGGCCCATATTTACCAGTGTTTCGGCGCGGGTTCTGCCGGTGCCAAGCTCACGGACCCTGGCATCATGGGGCAACCAGTCGTCGCCGTACCAGTAACCTTTCTCCTGCATCACCTTGACGTAATGTTCGAGTCCTACGTTGTTGTGTTCGTAGTAATCAATGACACGCACTTCGCCCATAGTGACCTGAAAAAACCATAAAGCGCACGAATCGCTGATGCCAAGATCCCAAGCAACATGCACGGGCAGCGCTTCATCATACTCAACCCGGCAAATACGCCCTTCCTTGTCCGCGTCATCCACTAATCCCCCGTAATAACTACCCTTGATCGCTGCCGTCCAAGAACATTCAAACTCCTGTTGATACTCATCATCCCCCATCTCGCGCTTGGCAGCGTCAAGCTCGCTCGGCTCGATCACATCCGTCTCGGAGGCCCGGTACATGGCGCTGTGCCACTCGCTGTCGTCAGCGGCATTCTCATAAAGCCGCCAGAAATGATTGCGGCCCTTGGGCGTGCCGATAAATATCGCCCAACCCTGGCGATCCACCAGCGCAGGACGAACAATCTCGCTCCATACCCGAGGCGACATATCGGCATACTCATCCAATACAACGCCATCAAGATAAATTCCCCTCAACGCATCGGGATCATCCCCGGCACCGGCCAAACGAATGCGGCTGCCATTGATCAAATCAACCCGTAGCTCGGACTGATTAATCTTGGTGCCGGGCAAATCGCGGGCATAATAAACCAGATAATCCCACGCAACCTGCTTGGCCTGACGATAATACGGCGCGAGATACATAAACCGCCCATCATGCCGCTCGGTCTTGATCTCCAACGCCTTCGCCAATAGCTCCGTCACCGCGTAGACGGACTTGCCCCAGCGACGGTGGCTCACGCAAATCTTGAACCTCTTGGCATTCCGGTGCAGGTCAAGCTGCTGGGGCCGGGGCGTATAAGGAATCTCAATATCCACCCAGTAACCCTAATTCTCGATTGCCTTCTCCGGCGTCACATCAATCATCTTGGCCTGCTTATCCACCGGAGGCTCCAGCGCAAACGTCACCCGAATACTCTCGGGCAACCCCTCATGCACCGTCTTGGTCGTATCCTGCCAGCCAGCGCGGGCCTTCAACCAGAAGATACTCGCAATCGTATCCTTGCCACCGCTGGCCCGTCCGTAGAGACTCTTCGCCACACTAAAATTAGCCCGCGCGGCACCCGTGTCCAATTCCTCACGATAAAACTTGCGCAGCGTCTTGGGCGCAATGTCCAGCAACTTGCTAATCGACGGCTGGTCCAACCCCATCCCGACAGCAGCCATCACCGTCTTACGTGTAACCTCAGAGGGCTTGTGATACGGGCGCTTCGGTCCGGGTGCCTTTTTTGGATTTTCCACCAAATCAGGCAAATCAATAGGCGTTATCTCATCCATGACCAAAACTTAATAACCCGAGGCCCACAAATATGTCCAGAGGCAATACCTGTACCGGATAATAGGGGTTTAGCGGTCCATGTAACATTAAGCAGTCTTGGTGGGGGTTCTGGTGAGGGTTCTGGGATGGGTGGGTATATGGCCTGTATACGCCAACGACGACGACCCCGGCCGTCGAACCGGCCCGGCGTCGCCGGATCGGAAACCGGGCCAGGGACCCATGCCGAGACTGAGCCGACGGCCGCGCCGCCTGGGCCAACCGTCCCTCGCCGGGTC